CATTTCTGCTGCCGCCTGGACAGCATGTAGGATCACGTCACGTTGGATGTCATGCGGGATATCGCCCGCTTTAATGGCTTTGCTCATCAGTCTTTTCCCAACATAGCGCTCAAATTTGGAATTGGCATGAAATTCGACAGAAGACAACAATTGGCAGTCCTAAATACGCTGCAGGATCGGTTTCCAGGCGGGATTGAATTCAATGTTCTTCAAGGCCTAGTGGCGACCGATCAACTGGAAGGCGATGCCGATTTCTATGCAAATTTGGTTTACCTTCAACAACACAACCTCGTGTCCTTCCGGCCCGCACAAGACGAAGACGATGACGAATCAGCGGTGATCACGCATCATGGAATCGACTTCTTGGCTGACGATGGCGGCCTCTCGGCCGTCCTGGGCGTGGTAACGATCAGGCTTCATAGCGACACCATCAAAGATCTGATTGAGGCGAAGATCGCTCAATCAGATCTAGCCCCTGCCGATAAGAAGCGATGGATCGATCAGCTTCGATCGCTGCCTGCCGACGCCACAAAACATCTGGTACAGAAACTAGTGGAGAAGGGGCTGGACAGTGGCCCAGCAGCAGTTGCCGCAATAGGTGCTTATTTGAAGTCCCAGGGACTTTGGTGAATTGGGCGTAGCCTATACCTGGCCCGAGCGACACCCAGAAAGCTGCAAGGTCAGTCTGCGCGTTGTCGATCACGACGCCGTTCTTGTGAAACAGCAGCGCGTCGATCTGGATGCCTGGAATTTGGGTGAGATCAAGCATGATCGCCCTCTCCCGACGTTGACTTTGAATTCCTCCCATCGCCTAGCTCTATGACGGAATAACCTACATGTCCATCGACCGAAACGCCAAAATCAATGTTCCCTGCCCTCACTGCGGCAAGGATGTCCAGCAGCCATTGGGTCGGCTCAAGGGCAAAGTCGACGTGTCCTGCCCCAAGTGTCGAACCTCCTTCACGATCGACGCGACGCAACTCCAAAAGGGGCTTGCGGAGCAAGAGCGCGCCATCGAACGGATGCTCAAGGGGCTGGGCAAGAAGTGAATTCAGTTCGTCGGTCGCAGCGCGCGCCGCTGAGTCGTCGAGACGCAGTTCGATATCACGCATGGCCGACCTCACACTCATTGATCCGAGCCGATCTGCGGTTATGAACCTGGCCGCTGCGCTGCGCGCCGAGCAACACCGCGCGGCGCGGGTGACTAATGGGTGCGAAACCGCGACGGAACATTGATGTCATGCCGCCCTCGCCTCATCCGCACCATGACCTCCGCCCGACCTGGGTGCGGCATTGAGGCTCACGCGAATGCCGACGCATGTCGGCGGAAGCCCATCGGTCGGATTTGGGTACATGGAAGGACATAGCTGATGTGGTGTTTTCTGCCACCGTGTCAGCTCCGCCAAGAACAGCACTCGCCCTGGTGGGAGGCTGTGCAGCCATTTCGAGACGGCCCACGCCGTCAGCTGTTTTGGTTTCGCTTGTTTTGCAACTGCGCTGAGCCCTCCGGCCATCGCAATCGCTTCGGCAATATGTGCGTTATCGGTCATGGCCGAAGATTACTACTTAAAGTAGAATTCAACAACTACCAATAATAGAAATGACGCTTTCTACTGCGACTGTTAGATTTCTACCTATGGTAGAAAGCAACAAACTGCCGATTCGCTATCCTGAATTCGCCGAGCGCGTCAAAAGTGCTATGACGCGGGGAAACTGGGAAGTGCAAGGAATCGTGGACGGGTTTAAGCGCGCCGGGATGCGCATTACATACGAAATGGTCCGTAGGTATACGCTCGGCCAAGCGATGCCTCGGCCGGACAAGATGGGTGAGCTCGCGCAGATACTTGGGGTCAGCCCCAGCTATCTTCAGTACGGTCTGGAGGGAGATGCTCCCGCTCAGAAGGCGCCCGCAGCTTCGTCTGCGCAGTCATCCTTCTACCCATTTCTGCGTGTTCGCCCCGAAGACTACGCTGCGCTTGACGACGACGCGAAGGACGACATCGAGGGGATTATTGAAATGAAGATTCGTAAAGCGAGGCGCTCTACGGATCGACAGCGCGGTACCAGTGCGGCCACTGGTACCGATGATGCGTAGCGAATTGCAGAGCCCACGATCCGGTTCGTCGCGAAAAATGTGATCTACGCTCGATTCGGTGCCAAATTTTTACGCCGCATGTAACAATTAACTAACAACGTAACGACGTTTGTTCGTACTGACCCATTTGAAGAACGATGAGCACGGGTTCGAAAGTTCATACCCACTATGACAACCTGAAGGTGGCTCGTAACGCGCCCGAGGCGGTCATTCGCGCCGCGTACAAGGTGTTATCACAGCAATACCACCCTGATAAGCATGGTGGCGACCCCGCAGCGTCAAACATCATGCGGCTTATCAATGAAGCATATGTGGAGCTGTCGGATCCCGCCAAACGTCGTGCTCACGATGATTGGATCGCAAAACAAGAAGCACCTGACCCGCCTAATTCAACCCGTCAGTCCGAAGCCCCCCCACCACCTAACAAGCCTGCCGCAGCGCAAACACGCAAACCGAGTTCGATCGGACAAGGATCCAACTGGGGCTACTACGTCTTTTTTTTGGTACTCATAGGACTCATCGTTGCCGGGAGCAATTCTGGCAAATCCAGCCCGACCACCTCCAAACCTGCAGCGGCAGGAACTCCTGCCCAGAATCGCCCTTTAGCGCAGCCCAGGGGGACAGACGCACCTGCAGTTACTGCAGCACCAAAGCCTACAAATCAAAGAATCTACCAGACACCCGCCTCGGGAGGAGCATTCGCGGATATGCTGCCGCGTGGCAGAGTTTCGGCGCCGGAACTGAATGTGCGCGCGGGGCCGACCGCTAAATCCGAGGTTGTGGCGCGGCTCCGTTTTTTGGATACGGTATTGATCGAAGGCCCTGCTCAGGGCGGATGGATTCCTATCTCCCACAGAGCCGGATTCGGGTACGTCAATAATGCGTACATCCAAGTTGGAGCTGATCAAGACACGCTGCGTACGCTGTGCAGCGATAGCGAAGCTCCACCCGCCTCGGGCACATTGGTCAAGCGAATCGAAACGCCAGGAGAGCACGAGCTACGTATCCGCGCAGCCGAGAATGGCGACGCGCTCGTCAAACTAAAAGACAGCGGCGGGCGAACGGTATTTGCGGGATATGTGCGGCGCGGCGAAGCGCACACGTTCCGAGGAATCCCCACAGGGCGCTATTCCGCCTGGTTTGCAACTGGAGGCGCCTACAGCGCAAAATGCGGACGGTTCCTCCAAGACATGACTGTGACTTTCGATCCGACTCCTCAGGAGTTTCGGACGACGCACTCTGCTGGCCTGACGTACTCAACCATCATCGAGTACTCGTTGCAACGCCAACGAGGAGGCAACTTTTCCGCGTCGGGCGGCGACATGGACGCTTTCGTCGCGGACTAAGTACCGATAAGCCCCTTGCGGGGCTTTTTTATTGCCCTTTTCTCTGGTCGTCTGTGCTACTGCTCGGCCAAACCTCTACTTTAAGTTGTTGACTCCACTTCTACTTTATGTAGAATTGCGCCATTGTTTTCTACTTTAAGTATTGGAGACCAAGGTGCAAGTAGCGGAAAAATCCCTTTTTACTGCGGTTCCCCGCCCCGACCTCTCGCCTAGCGCCATAGACATCCGCGTCATGGAGCGATTCGCACCGGATCCAGAATTCTCGGACGCCGACATCCTAAGCCTCCTCTGCGATCTGTTCGCCGGCCGCACCCAGGTCGCCTTCGGCGAAGACATTGACTGGTGGGCCGAAACCTTCCAATGCGACCTCGGCCCGAAGGCCGCATCAGGCGTGGCGCTCGTCGCGCTCAGCAAATGGCCGTTCGACCACCGCGCCGGCGCGTCTGGCGTGAAAGCCCTGCGGGAGCAGCTGCTGCAGCGCGCGCGCCTGCTGATTGAGCGCGCCGCCGGCGCCGACAGGAGGGCCGCTTGATGCTCGGCTTCCTCATCGCCGGCGTGATCGTCCTCTGTGTCGAAATCCGGGCCGTCTTCGCCCGCCGCCAAGGCCGCCGCAAATGATCGGCGCCCTCTTCCTGATCCTCGTTGCGTACGCCATGGCCCGTGCCATCGACGCGTTCGCCGCTTATCGGCGCCGCACCGACCCGCGGGGACGCGCATGACCGCAGCCACCCTCTGGGTCCTCCTGGCATTTCTGCCGGCCGGCGACGGCCGTCCGCCCGTCATGGTCATCGACCGATTCGCAACCGAGGCCGAATGCCTCGACGTGCTCGCGGTGTTCCCGTTCGGAACCCGCGTCGACTTCACCTGCATGCCCAGCCGGCAAATCCGCGCCGGCGCGGCGCCCACTTCGGAGAACCGCCCGCTATGAACGCCCCAGCCCTTTCACCCGAACACGAAGTGGTGCTGCGCGACGCGCTCGACCACATCATGCGCACCGCGCGGGCCAGTTCGACGCAGACCCGCCGCTTGCGCTGGATTGCCAGTCGCGCCGAAGGCGCGCTGCAGGGCCGCCCCTACGTTGCGGCCGAGCACGACCAGCCCAGGATGGTCAGCGAGGCGGTGCTGCAGGCGAAGAACCACCAGTTGCGCCTGGCTAACGCCCGGCTGCGCACCGCGCTGGCCCAGGTTGCCGGCGGTGCGACCGGCTACGCGGACCGCGACACCGAACTGGCGCAGATTGCCCAGGCAACGCTCGACGCCGAACGGGAGGCCCGCGCATGAAGCCCATCCGCAAGCTGATCCGCGCCGATGGCGTTGAAACCGACCTGCACGGCCCGCACGCCCTGCAGGACGTCCGCCAGATGATCGGCGCTGATGCACTGGACACCGTCAGCCTCGCTGACCGCGTGCACGTAATGCTGGTTGACGACGACGGCATCAGCAAGGGCCTGCCCGTCAATCCCGCAGCGACGCGTCTGTACCAGGACGCACGCGGCATCCCCCACCAGATCCGCGGCGACGTGGTGATCGTTCCCGACTCCGACTACGCGAGTGAAGCATGAGCGTCCGCCGCATTGTCACCCTCTGGCGCCGTGCGCGCCGCACTGGCCGCGACCTGGATCTGGTGGGCTATGCCTCACTGACCGCCGGCGCACTGATGCTGCTGGCCAGCGGCGTAGTAGGCCCCACGCTCGACGCCTCGGCCCAACACCAGGCCGGCGCCGAGCGCCGCGCCTCCCGCTGATGGGATCCACCAACATGCAACCCAACGTATTCACCGTTCGCGCGTCCAGCTGGGGCCGCCTGTTCGACTGCGCCCACGCCTGGGAAGCCACGCACATCCTGGGCATGAAGAAGCCCTCGGGCATGCGCGCGCTGTTGGGTACTGCCGTGCACGCTGGTACCGCTGCCTATGACCGCGCCCGGCTGGACGGCACCGAGTGCACGCCGGACGATGCCGCCAGCGTGCTGGTGGACGAGCTGCACAACCCCGCCTTCGACGTCGACCGCGCGGCGGACAAGCTGTCTATCCGCGACGCCGAGCGGATCGCGCTGACGCTGCTGGTGCGCTACTGCGCCGACGTGGCGCCACGCTTCCACTACATCGACGTCGAAACGCAGCTGGATCCGCTGGCGATCGACTGCGGCAACGGCCTGACCGTGCGCCTAACCGGCACGATGGACCGCGCCCGCGTGGCCGAAGCCGAAGGCGGGATCGTAATCCCCGACGTCAAGACGGGAGCCCGGATCATCGCCGACGGAAAGGCGGTCACCCGCGGCCATGCCGCGCAGACGGGCACGTATCAGCTCATGTACGAGTACACGAAGAAGGTGCGCACCGTCGGCGCCCAGATCATCGCCCTTTC